CGCCCCTCGACGACCAGGTCTAGGTCGCGCTGATAAGATTTTTCGCCTACCGAATCTGGAACCGATATTTCAGCCGACTCCCGGCGCGTGTAGATACGTAGCGCCGGCAGGACGCCCTTTTCCGTCGGCCAAACACTCGAACCGGTACAGCGCGCCCCTGTCGTCGTCAGCCCGGTCAGGGCCGTGACGACTTGGTCGCGGATTTGCTTGCGTAGATGGTCCGTAGCAGCCAAGGATCAGACCTCATCCGACAAGCGCAGGCGAACCATCCCCTCACCGTCCGGCTCTATACCGCGGACGGTCCAGGTGACGCTGGAGATTGTAAGGGTCGATTCATGCGCAACAGATGGCACATCGGAGGCACGGCAGACAAAGACCGGGTCAACGCTCTCCGCCGCAGCAGAACCGCCGCCCAGATCGACCGGCTCAAACCCGTCGAGAAAAATCCCCTCAACCGTCACCGTTCCAAAGGTCGCCTGAACGCCGAACTCATCCGAGTCCAGAAACGCCAGCCGATCCGCCTCCGACTCCACAGGCATTGCGGCTAGCCCAGCGGATCCGGGTCGGAACCTTCGCTCCCGTCCTCATCGGAAGACGTTTCCACATTTTCGTCACTGTCCGAGGAAGCATCTTCGCCGGCATCTTCATCAACCTTGGCTGCCTCATCGTCGGATTTGGAACCGACAAGTCTCAGCACATTTGCAAGCGACTTCGGAACATCGCTGTCGATGGAGAATGTCTCGCCATGCTTGAACTGTGTCGCGCGGGCGAGGCGATACTTTCCGCGACCCTTTACGTCTACCAGGACCGACTTGCGGCGCGCGACTTGGGACTTATCCAGACCGGAAAGGATTGTGTCCGCTGGGATTGTGACACCCATCGGCGCCACGACTTCAACCTTGTTCATTTGATCTCTCCTGAACGATTAGGAACTCAAGGCAAGGACTAGGCGGGGAAACAAAATCCGCCGCCCAGTCGCTGGTCACCCAATTAGATCGCGCGAACCAAACAGGCACCTTGCCACAGGCCATACCCGACATTTCGCCAGGCATCGACGCCGTACTCGTGCTTGTCTTCCTTGAATTCCAATTCCGACCCTTCCGCGATTGCCTTAACCTGGACTTCCGTCTCCTGTTGACGGATCAGCGGTCGCACATTGCCGTCAGCACGGAAAATCGCGAACTTATCGGTCCAGGTCAGGCGCGGATTGACTGCCAACGAGAGATTGATGCCCTCCATATTGACCAGCGTATTCGTATCGCCGGAATCGACCACCGGATTACGAATAGCCGCCATCGCAGTATCCATATACCCCGTCGGCACCATGACGGTGAAGTCCATGGCGTTTTCGTTCAAGGGCTCGCCCTGATCGTCCTTGAAGCCGTACATCTGCTTGATCCCTCTCAAGATCATCAGCTGCATCTCCGCAACGGACGGCGCGGTCGCGCTACCGTTGTTCGATACGGGAAGAGTGGAGATATCGACCTCAATGTCGTTCGACTGAGTCCCGCTGTCGCCCTCGGTATGGTCCGTATCGAAAAAGAACTGACCATCGTAACACACACCGGTTTCGCCACCCTCAATCAGGGTTGAAAGCAGTTTTGCCCAGTGCGCGTTTGTCCGATCGGCCATCTCATTTACCCGAACCATGATCTGGCCGGTTTTGTCTCGCCGAAGCTCCGGAACCAGAACCTCCATCGTCGCTTCGAAGTGGAGGTTTTCAATGCTGATACCGTTTTCACGGAACCCTTTGGAGTGACGACCGCCAACCCATTCACGCATAACTGGGGATTGCCCCAGCCATTTGTAGGTTTCCGATTCCTGATCGGACGTGAAAAGGTTCGAAACCCGTTCGACCCAGCGGGCCCCCGGATTCTGTTCCAAGCGCGCGTAATACGAACCGATAATCGCGCGGCTGCTAAGTCCTTGAGCGCCCATTTCTGCGCCTCCTTTGATGAAAGATTGGAATAGATGGGATCCAGCGCTCCCGCGCGGGATCAGATATTAAACGGACGCCAAGACCGCGGCGACGTCGAACTCCACGATGCCCATGCCGCTTTCGACATACCGGCTCACAAAACCGATATGGCTGTTGCTCGTGGGCGTCAGCGTGAACGTGTTATCGTCCGATGCGTACACCTTCGGACGGTCGTTAGCTGTGATCGCGAGAGAACCGATACTCAGCTTCACGCGACCGCGCGTCCGGACCGTTACGGTTTTCGCGCCGGCGACACCGTCGGAATTGTCGACTTGCGACTGCGCGAAACCAAGGAATTGATCACCCGCCTGAAGGGGGCGCGCATACCCGCTGGCGTTTTCGCCAACAGCCGCACCCTCATAGATAATATCCGACGCGACGACCGGGTAATCCTCAAGATCCCCAAGCTGGAAGTCGCGCGGCGTGTCTTCGGTCAATGTGGCCATGATAAGACCCTCCTAAATTTGATTTTGTGGTGAGGCAAACTTTGTGGAGGTGGTTAGGCGCTCTTTTTGAGAACCCGAACCTGACCGCCTCGATTTGCCTTTTGATACGCCGTAAAGGCTTCAAAGCTTCCGAACTCGGTACGGATACTCTGATCCGACTCCCAGATGGCGCGATCGTCCTGTTCCGACGCAGCCGCATCGGACGCCTTTGGCTTATCCGAGATGATCTCGAAGCCATCCGGCGTGGTAGTCTGCGACGGCGCCTCCGGACCCGGATCGTCATTCTTAAGACCATCCAGCGCCGCATCGCGCTTCGTCTTCTCAGCGGCAAGCAGTTTGCGGGCGGCATCATCCGCACTTGTCCCATCGGCCTTCATTTCGGCGACAAGTGCCTCATGACCCGGGATTGCGACCTCATCAATCGCGGCAACTCGCTGCCGCTCTGAGGAGACCGCGCCGTCCGCTGCTTCTTTTACCGCGGCATCTCGGTCCGCAACGCTCACCATTCCGTCCATGGCCGTTGCCGCGGCTTCTTCCGAGATCGCGGCGACGAGGTCCGGACGTTCGGTGCGAAGCGTTGCAACCGTAACGTCTTTCAGATTGCTCATTGAACTATCCTCGTTCTGCCGCGCGCCGGCCGCGGCGTGTCCATTTTCGATACTGCGGGGACCCGGCTGAATCCCCGCAGTTACTCCAGTTGACGCCCCAGCAAGACGAGCCAGAACGGTTTCCAGTGAACCAATTTCATCGATCATTCCGCGCGCAAGCGCCTCAGCACCGGCAAAGACACCGCCCTGCCCAAAATCCGACCGAACGGTTTCAACGCTGACGCCGCGACCGGACGCAACATCGGCATGAAACACCGCCTCGATCTCATCCAACTCACGGACGATTTCCGCGCGCCCCTCATCCGTTGACGGGTCGGGGCGCTTATTGCCGGCATTACTGCTGACAATCTCATATTGCCTATATCCTTGAGCGTCTGGTTTCTCTTGGCTTTCAGCCAGAACGACGACGCCTATTGAACCGATCAAACCGTCTTCAGCGGAAACAATCCGGTCCGTGGCGGACGCGATCCAATACATCGCCGAACAGCAAAGCCCGGATACATATGTCCAAACCGGCTTTTCGCTTTCGCGGGATGCTATAGCCCGTGCGAACTCGCCAGGGCCGCCAACGACGCCACCGGGGCTGTTCGCAGCAAGTATGATAGACCTGACGCCATCGTCATCGAGGGCCGCTTGATAGTCCGCAGCGACCATATCGAGGCTGGTTGCACCGCTCATCTGGGTCATCATGTTTGCCTTCGGAAACAACGGCCCATCCAAACCGATGACGGCGACACCATCCCGGACAAAAGCGCCGCCCGAATATCCAAACGGCTGGCCGCCGCGAAGATTAAGCGACTGTGGAGCATCACTTCCGATCACAAAGCGGGGGCGGCCCAACTCACTGGCTATGCGATGCACTTCCGAATGATCGCGCTCCGCGATTGCCGCTAGGAGAGGCAGATGGTCAGCCTTGATCGCCCAGCGCTGAGACGCCAGGGCGTTACGAACCAGATGTTTCATGGATCAATCCTCTTTGTCGGATCCGGCGGGCGCGGCCGTATCAGGCACCCCAACATCCGTGGCACCACTTGATGTCATGCCCGCATCTGCAGCCATATTGATTTCATTGCGTCGCGTTGCGACGTTGCGATCCCAATCGCCGCCGGTCATTTCGGAGGTAATTTGACCGGCTGTTTTCCAGCCGCGATCTTGGGCAATCTCTTCAGCCTTGTTCTCCTGGAGCGGATTAAGGCTGGGCTGACCCGGGCCGTTCCACCGTGACAGGCAATAGGCACGGCGAATACGCGGGTCTTCAAGAAAGCCCGGCGCATCCAATCGACCACGAACGACCGCCTCGTAAAGAAGTGCCTCATAAAAGGGCTGGCAGAATCTCTGAGCGAACCAGGCGCGACGTTTACGAAAGTATTTCCATGCCTCAATAATCGCCGCGCGACTTGCCGAATAACTGGCCTGGAAGTGCTTTATCAGGATTTCGAACGGCAGTTCCAGCGCGACCCCGATCTGCCGCAATACGGCCATCACAAACGGATCAAATGCCGTGTTGGGGCGTCCTGGGTTTGCTACCTCAATATCTTCTCCAGGGTGAAGGTCTATCACCATGCCGGACGCGAGTTTGATATCCTTGTCCGACGCCTTTGCGCCGGTTTCCTGGGAGGCACCATCGCCGACCGGGTCAAGGCCCGTCCCTCGCTCCGTTTTCGTGAAGACTGTAAAAAATGACGACACGACCGCCGCATCGATCTCCGCATCCGTGTACCGGTCGAGCTGCTTCAACGTCTCCACGACAGGCGCCAAGTACGGCACGCCGCGGGACTGACCTGGGCGCAAGCGGGTATAGATGTGGTGCATTACGCGGCGACCTGATCGACCATAGAACGGATATCGTTGCCATTCCCCGGCCGCGGACGTCAGGTCGCCTGGGTGGGTTTTTAGCAACCATCCCGCAACAGGCGCGCCGTCATCGTCAATTTCGATACCGCCGCTGATCCGGTTGCCGTTCTCTCCCTTGTCGGTGCGACGCGCACCATCAGATATAAATCGCGGCTGCTGGCATCGGTCCGCCTCGATCAATTGGCACGCCAAACCGAAGGGCGCCATTGGATGCTGCTTAAAGCGCTGATACGCGAATATGTCGCCGCTTTCCAGAACGCCGCGCAGGGCCGTCTCCTGCATCTCGTAAAACGTCTGGACGCGTGTGATATCCGCATCTGTCGAGGCTGCCCATGTATCGAATTCTCGTTGCGCCGCGCGCTCCCACGCGCCGGCCTCTTCTTCATCAAGCCCCAGAAACTCGTGATCGATCGTCGATTGGACGCGCAGCCCGGCGCCGATGACATTCGTCACATTGGTATTGATAGTTCCGGCGGCCAACGGTGAATTTCTACCCAAATCGCGCGAGCGAGCGCGGATGAATTCCAAGTCCGGGAGAACATCGCTGTCGGCGCTACCACCGCCAGGCGTCCATTCCTTGGTCTGCCGACGATGGCGGCGGCCAGCCTTATAACCACCGGTAAGTACCTGCATTTGGTACCGTGCGACCAAGCGCCTTTGCGCCGCGACAGGGCTGAAATACCCAATCACCGCATCAAGCGCTGTCTGCTTTACTTCAATCCGCGACATCAGTCAGTCACCGTCGTGACATAGCGTATTCGGCGACCGGATCCGGCGCCAAGCTGAGCAACCAAATCATTCCAATACTTGATCCCCTCCCGGATTTCCGAAAGATCCGCGCGCGTCATGCTGCGTCCTTCGATAGAGTAGGACTGATTGTTCAGTACCTTCTCTTCAGCTGTCATATACGCATCCAGTCGAGCCTCGGCTTGGCCCAATGTGATTCCCGCCATGTCAGTGAATTCCTCTGGATCTAATACGGCGACCGCGCCTTTGAGAAGGGGGCACTTGCAATTGTGTTCCCGCATGGATAACCAGCGGATTTTTATCGTGCGGGGCTGCCCAAGCAGGTGGCGCATCCCAGTTGATCCGCTCCCCACCCAGCGCCAAAACCGCAACATCGGCCATAATCATGCAATCAAGCGTTTCGTTACGCTGCCTGATCTTCTTCCAGGTCCCGTCTGGGTTCCTACTTTCCGCTGTCAGTTCCTCGAAAAACGGGGAACTGCCATCCAGCTCGCAAAACGCCGTTGTCAGATGGACATACAACGGGCCGGGATCCTCACGACCCAACTGAGCGGCCAAACCATCTTTCATGAGGTTTGTATTGAATATCCAGACCGGTATCTCACCGCGCGCCTCCGCGTGACGATCCTTACGGTCGCTACTATCCGGCAACGTCTTCCGGCAGCGCGGCGTTCGCGGTGTTGCTTCCCCTTTTGTCAGGATCAGCTTTCGATGCAGGCCCTTTGCTCTGGCTTGCCGATAAAATCGATACGCGTTTTGCGTTGTGCCCGGCGCGCCAGCGCTATCAATCGCAACGGCTGCAATCCGCATTTCATGCCCATCCAGCTCTTCAACCGGGTAAGCCAGATCAAAGACGCGATCGAACAAAACCTCCCAGTCTTCGATGTATTCCGGCGGCGACATCGGGCGGGTTGGGTTTGCCGCCTCGAAAAGCGGAAACCTGTCTATAACCCAGCTTTCGAGCCCAACGCCGTAGCCTCGAACAAGACATTCGAAGCGGTTTCCCTGCACATCGACGGTAGGAACCAAAAATCGGACATCGCTAGGCACAACAGCGCGCGGAAACGTATCAGCGCGCGCGATAAGGGCCTCGGCATCGACCGAAACACCGGCCTCCGCCGCCTTTGGCAAGTAAGGCAACCCTAACGCCGTGTTTACGACGGTTTTCAGGGTCGTCTCATCTCCAGTGCGCTCGTAAATCGCATCGGCCGAAAGTTTAGCCCGAACCAGGTCCGCCCAACTCTGCATCGGCGCGGAGACCCCCTTAAGCCAATAGGACGCAAACTCAGCTAGTCGCGGTTCGCCGTCCAGAACGCCGTCTCTCCCGACAATACACCCTTCTGGAACCCAAACACCCCGCTCGCGCATTTCACGGCGCAGAGATGGCTGGATGACACAGCCATTTGCCGGACAGACCATAACCGCTTGTTCCGCAGCTGCCGCAGGCGGCGCATCGCGCGGCCAATGAAGATGGTCGAACTCGCCTTCAAAATACTCACCGCATTCCGGGCAAGGCCAAAAGCGGCGACGACGATCTCCGACTTCGTTGTATAGCGCCAAAATACCGTCACAGGGTGGCGCCTCATGCGATCCCTCGTATGAAGGCTTCCAGCCCGGCACGCGAATCGGGAACCCGGGACTGCTTTCCGCGACCAGATAACC